AAAACCTCTAGCCAATTGTGAAGCAATAAATGGAGTTAAATTTTTTCCCATTGAAGCTATAACTCTATCCCTAACACTTCCACTAGCTGAAGCAATTGATACACCAGCATCAGCTCCAGCACCTAATAATCCAAACATACCTCCACCAAGTTGAGGATCAGAATATTTCTGGTCGTGCGTAAAATTTAATGTGTCTGGCATATAAAGAGCAATTGTGTCAGTAGTTCTTTCAATTGTTCTTACACCTTTACCTTGACTCAATTGTTTTAATAAGGCTATAGCTGACTCACCTGCACCAGAGGTAAAATTTAATAGAGTATCAACAACATTAGAAGGAACACCTAAGGTATTTAATTGACTTGACAAATAACGTTTTATTGAGTCTGAAGATAGATTAACACCAGCATAATCTTCAGAATTAAAAGAACCAGCTTCTAAATTAGAAATTTCATTCAATAAAATTTTACTTGCTTTTGATATTGAACTAATTGCACTAGCTTCAGCATTTTCAAAAATAGTAGGTAAATCGGCTGTAGTTTGTGATGGAAACTGAGTTCTTGTTTGTTGATTGATATGAATTACCATATAATGGCCATTGTCAGTATTTCCAACATCAATTGGATATCTCATCACATTAGACAAATATCTACTAGGTAATATTGGGGCAGAACCAGAATTTCCTGGTCTACCTTTAAATTTTATATCTGTGAGAGAAAAGAGTGCCATTAGGGTGTCCTAAGTTAAATATATATTATTTATGTCATATTCAGGAAGATTCACACCAAAAAATCCAAAGAAGTATAACGGTGATTACAATAACATAATCTATCGTTCTTCTTGGGAAGCTCGTGTTATGAAATATTTGGATGAAAATCCAAATGTTATCTGGTGGTCATCTGAAGAGTTAATTATACCTTATAAAAATCCAGTAGACCAGAAAATACATCGTTACTTTCCAGATTTTGTAGTTAAAACAAAAAAGAAAGATGGAAAGGTCATGACATATGTTTTAGAAGTTAAACCAGAAAAACAGACTAAAAAACCAACACAAAAAAGAAAAACTCAAAGATACATCAACGAAATGGTCACTTATGCGATAAATCAGGAGAAGTGGAGAGCTGCAGAAATCTTCTGTTATGAACATGGGTGGCAATTTAAGATCATCACGGAAAAGGATTTGGGTCTAGTATAAATAAGCAATGGCATATTTAATAGACCGAATACAATCATCACTTCAAAAAGAAGGTTTGAATTCTAGATCTGCAAAATCTAGAAACTGGTTACGCACAAAAATACAGACATTAAGACCAACAAGATCTTCTCTTATGAATGATATGACAAGATTGAGAGAAAATACGATAATTGGCAAGATGTACTTTTATCTATATGACGCAAAAGGAAAAGAAAAACTTAAGTATTTTGACCAATTTCCTTTAGTGATTCCAATTGAAGAATATAGAGATGGATTTTTAGGACTAAATTTACACTACATTCATCCCAAACAAAGATTAATTTTATTGGACAAACTAAGTTCTTATGCAAACAATGAGAAGTTTGATAAGACAACAAAACTTAGACTCTCTTATCAATTATTGAAATCGGCTTCAACAGTGTATGAAACTCAAGCGTGTATTAAAAGATACTTGTACAATCATATTAGATCACGATTTTTAGAAATTTCAGCTGATGAATGGGATATTGCTGCACTCTTACCAATGGAAGATTTTACTGGAGCGTCATCAAGTAAAGTTTTCGCAGACTCTAGGGAAAAATTTTAATGTCTTTCGCACCAAGTTTATTTCTTTCAAATATTAAAGCTAAAGATGGTCTGGCAAAACCAAATCGTTTTCAGGTGATACTTCCTATACCAAGTTACATTAATAATTACATTGATTCTAGTATATTAGAACAATTATTAAATCTTCCAAATACAATTGTAACTGAAGTTTCCGATCTTGTAAATTCTGCGTTAGGTTCACTTCCAACAGGACAATCAAAAACTTCAAATTCTTCACTAACAAGATATTTGTCATTACAATGTGAATCTGCTGAATTGCCAGGTAAAACCTTACAGACGGCTGATGTTAAAATATACGGACCCATATTTAAAGTTCCTTATCAGAAACAGTACACTGATACAACATTAAATTTTTTATGCACAAATGACTTCTATGAAAGAAAGTTATTTGATCAGTGGATTGAAGCTATAATGCCTGCATCTACAAATAATTTAAGATATGCAAGAGATGATGAAACAAGATATTTGACAAATATAAAAATTATACAATACGATGATTTTATAAAACAAATTTATGCTGTAGAATTAATTGATGCTTTTCCAATTGGTATAGCATCTCAACCTCTATCGTGGTCAGAAGATGGGTTTCACCGTTTAAGCATTCAATTTGCCTATCAAAAGTATAAACCACTATATGAAGGAAAATACGATTTAGTTCAAGCAGCTTCATCAATATTTGGTGTAGCTGGTACTAGATTATTTGATAAAGTTTTTAGATTTTAAATAAAATGGAGATACTATGTTACCTAAAATTGATGTACCAGTCTACGAATTAAAACTTTTATCGTCTGGAAAAAAATTAAAATTTAGACCATTCACAGTCAAAGAAGAAAAATTGTTTCTTATGGCGGCTGAGTCTAACGATGTTAAATCAATTGTTGATACGACAAAACAAGTAATCAATAATTGTGTGATAGATGAAATAGACATAGACGAACTGCCTATATTTGACATTGAACATATCTTCTTACAGTTGAGATCAAAATCTATAGGAGAAGTTGTGAATTTAAGATATCGTTGTAACAATAAAGTTACTGACGAAGAAACAAAAGAAGAAAAAAATTGCAACACAATTGTAGAAATAGATGTAAACATAAATGATCTAATACCAAACTTTGAAAAAAAAGAAAACAATAAAATTGAAATAACTGAAAAGATGGGTATTGTTATGAAATACCCAAATTTTAAGTTACTAGAAAATTTTACTGAGGGAAATGATACTGAAAATGTAATAGAAACAATTATCAGTTGTATAGATTATGTTTATGACTCTGAAAACATCTATTATTCAAAAGATGTTTCAAAAGAAGAATTGATTGAATTTGTAGAGTCTATGCAAACAAAAGATTTAGAAAAGTTTAAAGAGTTTTTTGATTCTGCGCCAAAGATACAGAAAAACATAAAGTTCAAATGTCCCAAGTGCAAATATGAAGAAGATGTTTTAGTAGAAGGTCTTGAAAGTTTTTTCGTCTAACTTTTGGTCATGAAAATTTAGGTAACTACTATCAAACTAATTTTGCGTTAATGCAACATCACAAATATAGTTTGACAGAATTGGATAATATGTTACCTTGGGAAAGAAGTATATACATTGGAATGTTGATTAGATATCTTGAAGAAGAAAATGAGAAAATAAAATTACTCAACGCTCAAAAAAGAGGTTAATAGATGGCAGAAAAACAAGGTAGATTAGCTAAGATATTAGAACAAGAATACAAATCAAAAGGTATTGTTTCTGGTTCATTTTCTGCTGGATCAAAAAGATTAAAAGAAATGTTTGATATCAGAAATGTTCTATTTTCTGGTTCTGGCGTTGGTTCTATCATTGGTAGAAAGATATTTGGAAAAGGATACACAGCCACTCCAGAATCTTCAGTGGCATCAAAAATTTCTGCACCTACTCCTGGTTTTTCAAGTGAAAGTATAGATGTTTTAGTCAGCATCAAAAAAGATACAAGAATTTCTGCAAAAAATTCTATGGTATTGCCAGCAATGGCAAGAGATATGAATTTGATTCGCCAGAATATTGGTCGTCTAGTAAAGTTGCAAGGTGGAACAGCAACAACAAAAGCGGATATGTTTTTCAAAAGAGCTGGAGAAAGAGAAACTGCATATGAATCTCAATTTGGTAAAAAAGTAGAACCAATTGGCGTTGTTAAAACTGAAACAAAAAAAGAAACTGCAGGTTCTGGTCTATTTGCAAGTCTTCTTACGGCCGTAGGTGGAATTTCTAATGCAATTGCCGGAGGTTTTAATTTTTTAGGATCATTAGTAAAAGGAGTTGCTACAGTTCTTTCATCTATACTTTCAATAGTAACAGCAATAGCTTCATCGTTAGGTGTAGGAAAAGCTATAAGTAATTTAACTAGAAGTGCAGTTGGCGCTGGTGTAGGTGCCGCTGCGGCTGCTGGTGCAGCTGCAGCAGGATCTGCAATTGGTTCGGCTGCAGGAAAAAAATTAGAAAATGCACAAAATAGTAAAGTTGGTGGGAGCGGAAAGCCAGATATAAAACCGTCTCAGAGATTTGGCAATGTTGGTGCTGGCGGTCTAACATTAAAAGAAGAAGAAAAAGTGAAAGACAAAATCGTTAGACTAATGAAATCTCCAAGAGCCTGGGCAAAATTCTCTGCTTATATGGCAAAAAGAGGTTTAACTTGGATAATAACAGCACTAACCTTTACTGGTCCAGTTGGTTGGGTAATAGCTGCTATTTTAGCAATTTGGACAGCATCTGATATAATTAGTTTGATTGATGAGTTTTTAAAAGACGATACAACACCAACAAATCTAAAAGAAGAGCAACAACAAATGGCCAATCTAATCTATGATAGATTTAGAGAAGCTGGATTTGACCATAATCAAGCAACAGCAGCAGTAGCAAATGCTGTTGCAGAATCAAATTTAAATCCTGAGGCACACAACACAAAAGGTGAAGATAGTGTTGGTCTATTCCAAATGAATAGAAATCGTGGACTGGGAACAGGTTACAGTGTTGAACAACTAAAAGATCCAGAAACAAATATTGCTCTTGCTATAAATGCTGCAAAACAATCAAAGAATTTTGTCAATGCCACTTCAATTGAAGATGCTACCGAAGCATTTGTTAGAGATGTTGAAAGACCAAAGGACAAAGAAGGTGCAATAGCTAAAAGAACAAATATAGCTTTAGCTATGCAAAGTTCCAATTTAGGTTCTAGAGTAGATACTGCAAGTGTTGATGGAATGTATCAAAGAGAAGTGGCTAGATTTGGAATGCCAACGATTGTCAACGCACCAGTAAGTAACAATGTTCAAAACAATAACAATGTTCAAGGTGGAAATGTCGCTGACACATTCAATAATCAGTTTAGTGAATTGTTAAAACTTTCAATGTCGCAGGTATAAAAAAACACCCGCCGAAGCGGGTGTTGAGCACTTGCATGGGAAAGTTTAATCTTGCTCAGCGAGAGACTTGAAGTAATCCAAATCATCATCGTCAACATTAGACGATGTATCAAAATTATCATCATCAGATTTAAGACTTGTTTCAGCAGCCTTTGATTTTGGTGCAGCACCTTCAAAACCCAAAGCCTTATCAAGACGAGCCTTCAATTGGTCATATGATTTGAATTGTTTCTTCTCTGTAAATTCTTTCAAGCCAAACTCTGATTTCCAAAGTTCTTCAAGTTTATCATCATCACCATCAAAGAGTGCAGATTTATCAGCAAACTCTGATTTATCATAATTACGATAACCTTCAACATTACGAATCTTCAACTTGAAGTTTGCACCTTCCCACATATCAAATGGGTTAACAGGTGTTTCATCAGCAAATTCAGGGTTCATTGCTTCGGTAATCTTATCAAAGATTTTCTTACCAAACTTGAACAGACGAATCTGACCTTCGTTAGCAGGATTGCTTGGATCTGAAATGACAAGAATGTTTGCAATGTAAGAAAGTTTACGCTTTTGCTTACGAGCAATATCTTTGTTGGCTTCAATACCAGAATTCCAGAGAGTTGAATTGTGTTCGCAAACTGGACACTTTTCATTGATTGTTGTGAGACAATTATCAATTAACCATCCACCAGGACCTTGAAATCCATGGTGAAAGACACGAACCCAAGGAAGAGCATCGTCACCATCAGCCGCAGGTGCAGGAAGAAAACGAATGACTGCCATACCATTACCTGCTTTGTCAACAGATGGTTGCCAGAATCTTGTATCTTCTTTTGAGCCTGATTCGGAGGATTGTGTGGTTGCTTCAATCGCTTTTGTTAACTTGTCCAAAGAGGAGCGATTGCGTTTGAGATTTGCAAAACTAGACATAGTATTTCCTTTCGTATAACGGAGTATTAACGGAGTATAAACGACTTATCCACATAAACATAATATATCATTTATTTAGTAAAGTTTCAAGCGTTTTAATGGTTTCTTTTACATCTTTGTGAAGTATGCCGATACCACCTGCACGATTAAATGATTCAATCACATCTGGTGTATCATCAATCAAAATTGTTTCTGGTGTTGCATATTCTTTTTTATGTCTACGACCAGGAACAACATGTGGTTTGTAGGCGATAGAATATTTTTTCAACCATGCTTTTTTCTGTTCTTTTACTTGTTCGTGAAATTTAACTCCACCAGAAGAAGTAAGAATTTCAATTTCAACAGGAACTTTTTGTATGAATTCTAAAAGTTCATCAGCACCAGTAAATTTTGGCAGTTCTTCAAATTGTTTTCTCTGAATAAAATCTGGCCAATCTTCAGACCATAATTTACGATCACGATTCTTGAGAGATTCTTCACCGTAAAGACCTTTGAATTGTTTCTCAAAATCAGAGAGAACGCCATCCATATCTAAGTAAATTTTCTTAATCATTTAGTATCTTTTTCATTATCAACTTATATTTTACTACATCTTGAGGTAAAAAGCAAGTATATTTTACTGTTCTTAGGTAGAAATCTGGCCAAATGATGGTGTCATTAATCTTCTTTTTCCACATTGGTAAGAAACCGAGTATTTTGGCAAGTATACAAAAAGTTTCAATTTCTATTACCTTTTGTAGAGTTTTTTTCAATAGAATTGGATGATCACCATTTTGAACAATCAACAATGAATTACCATTTTCAATACCATCAAATAAGTTTTTACAATCGTTTTCAAATGTATAAGACAAAGACTGAATTATCTTCAATCTTTTTCTGTAAACATTATCAGCCTCTTCCTGTAAAAGAGTTCCAATCCACGCATTAGAATCATTTAAAAAGTTTGACACCAAAAACATAATCAAATCGTCTTTATTGATAAACTTCTTTGACAACTTTGTAAAATGCCATTTATCTTTACGATTTTCAAAAGACGATTGTGATATGTTTGTTTTGCCGTTATATTTAAAATAATCGTATGATTCTTGCGTGAAATGAAGTTTAAGAGCTTGATAGATTCCAAAAGCTTCATAACCAGTTATCATATTGGCAAACGAGAACCTTTCACTTTGAGCATATTGTTGTTCATTGCGTCACATTCAATCTTTGATTTCAAATTCTGATTGATTAAAGATGCAGCAACTTCAACTTCCAATCCAGTTTTTTTACAATACTCAACAATTGCTTCAATATAATTGTAGTCAGTATTTGCAACCATGGACTCTATGGCCATGGCAAACTTTTTCATTTCGTCTTTAGTGGGCATTGTTCATCAAAACAGTTATGTTGGAGCATTGTTTCAAGTGGCAATTTACAAATTTCGCAAGCACCTCTTTGAATTTCATCATTTTCCATATCAGTCATGTGTCGTTCAACAATTTTTGACCAAGCATAGTTTACTGGTTCATCGTTCTCATATATTGAATCAGTAGAAAAACCAAGATTTGTCAGATCATCTTCTTCTGGTTTTACAACATCTAAAACACCATCAAAATGAAAGCCAGAACCACGAAGGAACAATTCAAAATTTTCAAGCATTGTTTCCAAAGAATCTGCACGAAATTCTGTAGTGTGTTTTGAAGCAACACCATTTTCTTCACCACGAAACATATCATAATCAAAGTGTTCACAAGTAAAAGTATAACGAGCCATTATTTCATATCCTTTCAATTATTTTTTACTGGAAGTGGATTGTATCACAGTTTCTTCACCTTTTGCGGCAAATGCAATGCAAATAGGATCATCACCACGAACATAGGAACATCTTACTGATAATGGATTAATGCCTTTTGCAATCGCATTGTCAATATTTTGTGCCATTAAATTTCTATCAGTAATATGATAGATTGATATTCCAAAAATTGCAGCAAGAACAGAAGCAGCTACTGCAATCGTAAAAATTTTATCGTGTTCCATTAAATGTTTTCCTCTTTAACTTTATAAAAAATGTGTCTACCAATTGTAACATGCCTATCAAGATTGCGCCAATTAGGACTTACATAGTCCGCATGATAAAACAACGAACCGTTTGTTGGGTCTCTTAATTTTTCGTGATTGGCATAAACATAAATTGCAATCTTCAATACATCATTATACTTCTTTGTGGTGTCATTTGTCAAGAGCATATTGTAATATTGCCATTTTGGTGTTGTCTCACAATACCATGAAAACTGGCAAACGACTCTTTTATCTCCAATTGAATCAACTCTCTTCTTTTCTTTAACTACATCACAAATAGTATCAGGAAAGTTTGGTGATTCTACTCGGTTCAAAGTGACAAAAGCTACTGCAATTTGACCTTCTCTTGGCTCACTTCTTGCTTCAAAATAAATGTTACTTGCAAGGCAGGCGACTTGTCTTTGTGCGTCTGGTGTTAATTGAGAGTATTTCGGTTGAATGATTCTTTGTGAATCGACATAGTGTTGTCCTGCTATACCTAATGTTGCGAAAATAATCAATACTGCAACCATCGCAGCAATTGAAAAATATTTTAACATTTAATTCTCCTTGTTAAAAGGGAGGCCGAAGCCTCCCTAATCCATCAGGACTTCTTAGTGGAAG